TGGGATGGTACGGTAACATGAGAGCAGGGGCATTAAGGCATCGACTTACAATACAGAGCGTGGGAAGTACCTTAGATGACTATGGCGACTTATCCAACAGTTATAGCAATGTCGCTACTGTGTGGGGTAGTATTAGCCCTATATCTGGGAGAGAGGAAACGATAGCCGATGAGCTTACTGGGGTTGTTACTCACAAGGTGAAGATACGCTATAAATCGGGCGTAACTTGCCAAGATCGCATAAGCCATGACTCTAGAACATTCCAGATAGAATCAGTGAGGAACTGGGACGAGCGTAATATCTTTATGGAGCTACTTTGTAAAGAGGTGACGACATGAGTTTTACGCTAACAGGTGATAAAGAGTTAGAGCGTATCTTAAAAAAGATGCCAGCTAAATTACAGCGTAATCTAGTGCGTAAGGCTATGCGTAAATCGCTTGCTGGAATGCGTAAAGAAGCTCGAGAACTAGCCCCAAAACGTACTGGTAAACTACGCAAAGCAGTAAAATCTAAAGTTAGCCTCAGACGCAATGGTGATATGACTGGTAAGGTCTTTGTTAAATACAAGGGTAAAGGTGCAGCTCCTTACGCGCACTTGGTAGAGTGGGGCGGTGAGAATAATGTTAGACCTACTCGCTTTATGACTAGGGTATTTGAATCTAATAAAGAAAAGGCTATTCAAAACTTTAGAAATACATTAAATAGCTTTATTAGAGAGGCTGGCAAGAAATGAGCCTAGAGAAAGCAGTAAGGGCAATCTTAATAGCTGATGGCACTACTAATGGGCTAGTATCCTCAAGAATATACCCACAGCGTAGACCTCAAGGCACAGCCTTACCAGCGATTATCTACAGTAATATATTCGATCATGAAACAGAATCAATACAGACTCAATCAGGGTTACGCAGGGCGAGGATGTCAGTAGAACTATTATCGAGTACCTACGGTGGCGTAAAAACCCTTAGAGATGCTGTAGAATCTGCTCTAATAAACTATACAGGGACTATATCGGGTGCTACTATCAAAAGCTCAAGGCTAGAAAGTAGCGTAGACATTAACGAGGATTTAAATCCAGCCAGCGAGTTTGGGACTTACAGGGTTATTATGGATTTTATTATTTGGTATGAATAGGGGATAAAATGGCGGCTATTACTTCAAATGGAACTACAGTAACTTGGAACGGTGCTATAGCTGATGTAGTCAGCATTACAGCACCATCTGTAACGGTAGCGACAATAGACACAACGAATATTGCATCTGTACATCGTACATTTTTAGGCGGTACTATTGATTCTGGAGAGGTTTCACTAGAGATTATGTATGACCCTAATAGTGATACAGATATTGAGGATGCATGGGATGTTACAGCAACGGCTGCTCCAGTAGCCTCTGATATGGTTATTACTTTTAGCGATAGCTCTACTTATACATTCAGTGCGATTATGACTGGCTTTAGTGTTACGGTTGCAACTGATGCAGCTGTAACAGCTAGTGCTACTTTTAAAATTAGCGGTGCTGTAACGGTTGCAACTTAATAATGCTAAATAGAGAGGCGATATTAAAGACTGATGATTTACCTCGAGAGCTGGTAGAAGTACCAGAATGGGGTGGTGAGGTCTATGTAAGGACTCTTACAGGTACTGAGCGTGATGCCTTCGAGCAGAGCATGGTAGCTAAAAAGAATAAGCCTAATCTTGCTAATGTGAGAGCTAGGTTTGCTGTTTTAACTATCTGCGATGCTGAGGGCAATCGGCTCTTTACTGATGCTGATGCTGAGGCACTGGGTAGTAAATCCGCAAGTGCTTTAGATAGAGTATTTGAGGTAGCCCAGCGACTCAATGGCTTTAGCGACAGTGACAGTCAGGATCTAGCAAAAAACTAACCAACCGCCCAGAGAGGCGGTTCTACTTCCAGTTAGCATTAGCGTTAGGTATGACCGTTAGAGAGCTGCTTGCTAGGATTGATTCTAGAGAGCTTAGCGAGTGGATGGCTTATTACGAGCTTAATCCATTTGGCAGTGTTAGAGATGATCTACAGGCTGGCATTATTGCCTCAACGATAGCGAATGTAAACAGGGGTAAGAATGATAAATCATTTGCCCCATCTGATTTTATGCCGTATATGGAAAAGCCTCAGCAATCAGAGGGTGACATGCAAGCGGTAATGAACGCATTAGCGGGGAAATAATGGCTACAGTAGGCAGTTTATTTATCAATGTAAAAGCTCGTACGGCTTCATTTAATAAGAAGATGAAGGGCGTAAGATCCACTATAGGGCGACTTGGTACTGGCTTGGCAAAAGCTGGTAAGAAGCTCGCCCTTTTTGGTGCAGCTATGGGAGCAGTGGCTTTAGGTGCTATTACTATGCTTACCAAAAAGGGACTAGCTGCTGTAGACACTATGGCCAAACTTGCCCAGAATATCGGGGCTAGTGTTAAATCTATCCAGAGTTTGAGGCACATGGCTACGCTTGGCGGTGTGTCTGTAGAGAAAATGGATAAAGCAGTAGCCAAGATGGTTAGGGGTATTGGTGAGAGTGCTGTATTTGGTATCGGTGAGGCTAATGATGCGTTTAGAGAACTGGGTTTATCTGCTAAAGAGCTTGAGAAAGATAGCCCAGATGTAGCATTCGGTAAAATTGCAGACGCTATAAATAATGTATCTGGCAAAGCTAGGCAGGGCATACTTGCCTATAAAGTTTTTGGTAGAGCTGGGCAGGAGTTAATAACTACGCTTAGCGGTGGCTCATCTGCTGTAGACGCTATGAATGATAAGCTCGAGCGTTTAGGTGTAGTAATTGGTGATAAGCAGGCTCAGATGGTAGAAAAGGCTAATGATGCTTGGTCTGATATTAAGCTAGTCTGGGAAGGTCTAGGCAATCAACTAGCTGTAAACTTTGCCCCAATTCTTATAGAAATAGCTAATAAAATTATCCACTTTGTACAGCAAGCGGGGGGTATGGGTCAAGTAGCAGAGGCAATAGTAAAAGGCTTTATGTATGTAGGGGCGTTTGTACTTGATGTAATTAATACTCTTAAAATAGGCTGGAATGGTTTTAAGTTTGCAGTTTTAACTGTGTTTGGAACTATTATAGAGTGGGCTGGGGTAGCCATTGAATCCATTGTAAACATGTGGAACAAGGGATTAGGCTTAATGGAGACCGCTGTAGGTCAATTTGCTAAAGGCATGGGCAGCGTTTTTGGTTTTCTTGGCGATAAGGTTTTTGAGTTTGGCGGTGACGATTTTGCTGGACTAGGTGCAACACTTAACGCAATGGGCTTACTAGCTGAACAAACTGGCAAATCAATGGTGGATACAGGTCTAGCAGATTTTGCAAAAGATTATAAATCAGAGTTTGGCGAACTTATGCAGTTAATAGGGCAAGATTTGCAGGGGCAGGGGCAAGATGCAGCCGAGCAAATGCTTAGCCTTATAGCTGATGGCTGGTCAATGGGTAAAGTACCCCAAGCCTTTGAGAATATGATTTCTAAACATCTTGGAGAAGGATTTGAAAAGGCTGATCTTGGGGGCTTGCAGCTTGAAGCTCCAGATTTGAAAGGTGTAATAAATAACCTACAGACTGCTATCGGTGGATTTAAGGTAGAGGGCGATAGAACCCAAAGACTACAAGAAGAACAGTTAAGGGTAGAAAAAAGCCAATTAAGGACGCTTGAACAAATGAAAAACGCAATGGCGGTAGGGGGTTTAACATGAGTTTAGTAACTACTGAACTAGCAGGAACTAGGACTATAAATAGACCAGCTGAAGGTGATACAACCGCTACTAGAGAGTTTATAGTTTATGATGATGATGGATTTATCCCAACTATTAGCGATATTTTGCTTAATAGTGGTCTGCCGAGTATGGGAATGGCTCATCCAGATATAGGCGGTATATATGCTAATGCTTACAATCTAAGATTATCACCAGATAGGAAAAATACTTGGCTAGTTACTTGGGATTATTCACCAATAATACCGCCAGACTACCAAGAAGATGACACAGACCCAATAGACGAGCCTACTGATGGCGAGGATGCTATTACAGCTACTGCCTTTAACGTAAACATTGGGCAAACTGTTATAGATATCTGGCGTAGTGATCCAGATGTGCCCGTAGGTACTGGTGTACCCTCTCTTACTGCTGATATTGGCGGTAATGAAGTACACGAGCGAGGCTTGCCTATATCCTTTGCTTTGCCCACTGCTGAGATTAGTGCAAGTATTACAGTATTTACTAATAACTTTAACGGTAGCGGATTCTTAAACAATGTTACAAAACGTAATTCTGATTCTTGGCTAGGCTTCCCAGTAGGATCATTACTATTTAAGGGCGTTAGCATATCCAGACCAGAGCCTAACAAGTTTGATATTACTTACCAAATATCGTGGGATAAATGGAATCATCTGAGGCAAGTACCTAAAAGAGCAGAGGATGGTAATCCAGAATATGTAAGTACTGAAAGCCCTACTCTTAACGTATATTGGCGACAGCCATTCCCAGATTCTACTAGCTTTGGATTTATCCCTCAAGCATGAATTACCCAACAATAACTAAAGGGATAGGTAAACTTACGCCCAAGTTATGGGCTAGGCTTATGGCGATGTTGCAATGGTTTGAAACTACTGATACTGAGCTAAAGACTAAGGATAAGGGGTTCAAGCGTACTCAATTCCTAGCTAAAATCACTGGCTCAGCTGCTATAGGTGGTGCTAGTAATAGATATACCTATTCATTTACTGAGGTGGTGCTAGATACCTCTAACGGATTTACAGCTCGGACTGGTGGCCAAACAGGCACAACTGCTCTAAACCTATGCGAGATGAGTAATGATGCCAACAATGTAGCCCCAGCTGTAGATATGAACGGTACAGCTTATCCAGCTGGTTTTACAATGAGAGCAATAGGAAGCTGTATAGATTCTGTACAGGTTGAAGTAGTGGTAATGATGTATAACTTGCGAGATGCTGATGGCAATTTGAGGCAAGTATTCGCCCTAGCAAATGCCCATGATGGAACTTGTACATGACTGATGTAAGGCGTGCTAAGTGTGATTGTTGCTTCCCACTCGGTGATCTTTGCGGGATTTATGGTGCAATTGGTATACCTTGCTCTACTCCAACAAGCAGCCTATGCCCATCGACTCTTGCGGTAACGGTTAGCTTTGGTGGTGCAGATTTGTACGTAGATTGCAACAGCGGTACAGCCCCACTAGATTGCCAGATAATTAACCCAATACCCTCGATTAGCTCTACAGAAGTAACAGTTACCCAAAGTGGAACTAATAATTGTATTTACTCAGGCAGTGCAAGCATATCTGGCTCATGGGATTCTGATCCTTGTACTGGGGTTGGAACTACTTATACATGGACTAGCATAGATGTAGAGCTTAAAGGGCATTCGCATACCTTTACCAGTGCCCAGCTAGTTTCACCATGTACAGGCGAGGGCTGTAGTGGTACTCGATGTGCTGGTATATGTGCGCAGATAACATTAAATTACAGCTATGGCAGAAGTAGTACAGGCGGTTTTGAGCTTAGTGCTTGCTGGTTTCATGAATGCCTAGAAGATTGCGGGGATGCAGTACCATGCTATAACAGTTACGCAAATAGAGTACCAGATCAGAAAAGTACTTTCCTTGATGAATGTGGCTCGGCTAATAACGACTCTGCGTGCGTTACTGGTAATGGGTGGTCGACTAACTGCTCAGGAATAGGGCGATTTGATGGGGATGCAAGTTTTACGGTGAGAATATCATGATTAAATGTAAACATTGGGACGATTGCGGATTAAGTGGTGGCGGATGCTGCCGTATAGGCGAATACGAAAAGCCATCGGTAGGCGTATGCTTGTCAATATGTGAAAAGAATACTCACAAGCCTAGCAAGGGCTTAGGCGATACGGTGGAGAAAGTAATCAAGGTACTTAGCAGAGGTAAAGCTAAGCCTTGCGGTGGATGCAAAAAGCGTAAAGAGGCATTAAATAAACTGATGCCCTATAAGGATAAATAATGGCTGTTAAAATATGGGTAGGAACAACAGACTCTACATGGAGTACAGATAGTAACTGGCAAGATTCATCAGGCGGTGCTACTACAGCTCCAGCTGATGGTGATGATGTGTACATTACTTCAGGCTCTGTAAATATAGATGGGATGGATGCCTCAGCTACGCAACTTAATAGTTTAACTGTAGGCTCTAAATACACTGGAACTATCGGCTCAAGCACTACCGTATTAAAGGTAGACTCTACCACTGTAAACTTTTCAGGTTTAGGCGATACTTACCTAGATGGCACTTATAGTACTTTTACGGTTATGGATACTGGCATTACCTCAACAGCTTTAACCATTAAAGATTCTACAGTGACTACGCTAAGGGTATTAGGTGGCTCTGGTACAGTTACAGTATCTGGCTCTACGCTGAATACTAAGATCGAACAAATTGGAGCAGATGCAGTTACTACCGTTATTGAATCTGATAACACAATAGGCGGGTCATGTGCTTTAACTATTGACTCAGGGACAATGGAACTAAAAGATGCTATTCCTACTATTACCTGCTATGGTGGATTACTTGATATTGAGCTAGGTAGTGGAACAATAACAACGCTTAACCAGTACGGTGGGCGTATTCGCTTTATTCCTACTGCAAGCTGCACAATTACTACGTTAACTGTTTACTCAGGCTTATTTGATAGCAAGGATTCTACAGCCTCGAGCTTTACGATTACCAATTGTACAGTACACGAAAACGGTCAACTGGATGAGAGGTCAGGGCTAGAAAATGCCACCTACACTAACCCTATTGCAATCGAGGGCGGTCAGGTAAGGTATGACACTGGGCGAACGGTAACTATCTCATAATGGCGACTACCTCAACAATCTACGCAGAAACTGATAGTGGTATTAGACAATCTGACCCTACTACCAATTATGGCTCAAATACATTATTGCGGATAGGTTATTATTCGGGAAGCAATAAACGCCATGCTGTATTAAAGTTTGATGTATCTAGTATTACTAACCCTACTGATATAGTTAGCTGCAATTTTACATTAACTGAACAGAATACCTTTGGCACTACCACTAGAACCATGAAGGTAAGCAGGTTAAACCAGACATTCGTAGAGAATGAGGTAACATGGGAGATATCCGAAACTGGTACAGACTGGTCTGGCGGTGATGGAGCAGCTGGTAACGCTGAAACTACTCAAACTACTTATAGCATTAGCGTGGGTAATTCGGTAGGCGATCAGACTGTAGATATAAAAGAGCTGGTCATAGATGCAATAAATAAACGCTCTGGGATTTTATGGCTAGTTATTTATATTGATCCAGACGACACGAGTACAGATATTGGTAATAGCGTATTTTATAGCTCTGAAACTGTAACAGCTTCAGATAGACCACAAATAGAGGTAGTCGTTGCTGATCGTATTGTGTGGGAAGGTGAAACTAGCACAGTTGTAACTGAAGCTCGAAACTGGGTAGCTGGTATAGCCCCAACTGCTAATGATTATGCTTTATTTATCAATACTCCAACTTATAACCCTACCTCTGGCTCTATGCAAGTAAGTAGGGTATATGTAGGTAAAAACTATAAGGGGGATATCGGCACTGGCGGTATCCCTTTATCTATTGAGTGCGATGAGTTTCATAACGCTAGTAGGTACGCTCTAGTAAACGCTAATATCAATGAATCAGCCAGTGATAGATGTGAGCTGCGTGTTAAAGATACCTCAACAGAAACCATTAAGTTTGACGGTAAATACTCAGCCATCATAAATAGAACGCGATCAGATGTTACGCTAGTTTGTGATGATGTCAATGAGATAAACGCTATCGGCAGGGGGGTTACTTTTAATACTACTGGGGAGCTGCCTACTACTCGTATAGCGGGGGGAACGGCTACGCTTGCAGAGGGCGGTGGGACTATAACAGCAGTCAATGGGGCAAGCGTGGTATCTAAGCGAGTTAGCGAGGATGATACAAATTACTATGTATCAGCGTCTAAAGTAAGGATTTTGGCTGATGAGTATGATGCTGTATATATTTACTCAGGGCTAGTATTCTTGAAGGGCAATACAGGAGCTCCAATACAGCAGGGTGGAGCGTTATATATTTACCCTAGTGCTACTTTTGATGCTCGTACTAATTCCGCTACATGGACTCCAGTAGCAGTGGTAAATATGTTTGGCGGTAGGCTAGTTACTGATGCTGGGGTCAATGCAGCCCCTGCATAAATTAAAGTAATAAAACACTGATAGCCGAGTGATTTATTATGAAAAAACTACTCTCTAAAATCCGTAAATACATAACTAGCGATGATTTCAAAAAAAACCTCTTAAAAGGTGCTAAAATAGGGTTAGATAACCAACATACCCCGATTGATGAGGTGAATAATGGCTAAAAAAGGCTTTATTAACATACATGGCAAGCAATACGCCACTGTAGCCCATAGGCTTCAGGAGTTTAGGAAGCGTTACCCACTTGCCCAGATAACTACACACTTAGAAAAGGATGAGGATAATATCGTCATCTTTTCTTGTGCAATATGGGTAGATGGCGTGGTGATCGCTACTGGCTGGGCTGAAGAAGTTAGGGGCAGCTCTAATATCAATAAAACCTCTGCTTTAGAGAATGCGGAGAGCTCGAGTTTGGGGCGAGCCTTAGCATTTATGGGCTTTGGCATAGATGGTTCGATAGCCTCAGCTGAAGAAGTAGAAAACGCAATAGAAATACAAGCGGTGATGGATGAGAAGAAGCTAAGTAAGAAGCAAGAGAAGGCTATAATGACTTACTTAGAAAAGCAAGAAAATGGCGTAGAATTGCTACAAAAGCTATTAAATAAGGCTAATGTAGACAACCTGAGAGAACTACCTAAAAAACAAGCTGATAAGTGCATACAAGGATGGAGCATAGTAGTATGAGTAAGCTAATAGAAGCCACTATACATAGCGTAGAGAAGCGTAAGAGCAAGGCAGGTAATGCAGCTATCCAGATTATTTGCATTCACCAAGATGGATCACAATGGGGCGAGCGTATTAGGGACTGGATTAACGAATCTACCGAGTACGCCCATGTGTGGACCAGATGGGGTAATTTGCTTAAACCTAACTGCAACGCTGATACAGCTAAAGAAATCCTAATAGGCGACTGCTGGGACTTAATCGGCTTAGAGGTAGAGGTAGAGGTTGAAGATGGCGATTTCGGTAAGCGTGTTAAGAATGTCTATATCAAGGGTCAAGCCCCAGATATTACCGTACCAGCTGAGATAGATGACGATATACCGTTCTAAGTGAGGTAAGCATGGATGCTTTACTGGTCAAGGATGATAATAATACTCAAGATAACGAGCCAAGCCTACGCCTTGCTGATATGAGGGCTTATTCTACCGTACCTACTGCCCATGTAAGGGATTTGGTAGCAGATGGAATCACTGGGAACGGAATAGCTATTTATCATGCAATAGCAGACCGCCAGATAGATAAGAATGGCTATTATTGTAGAAGCAACGCTAGGCTAAGTGAAGAAGTGGGCATAAAACCCAGAGCTGTACAGTATTGGCTTAAAAGGTTATCTAGTCTTGGTTATCTCAAAATATGGTACATAGATAAAAATAGGCGTATGAGAATATCTACTAGGGTGCAACACAATGCACCCCCCCATGCAACACAATGCACCCCCCCATGCAATGAGATGCACCCATATAAAGAAAACAATATAAAGAAAACACGACAAACGCATTCGTTGTCGTTTTCTTCTGAACATATTGAGAGGTTCGGGTTAGGGTTTTTAGAGGGGCTTGCAACTGCTCATGGCTCTAATAGGGTCATGAGTAGCTTGCTTGCTTATGATAAAGCGGATAAAACCAAGATACGCAATTCTAAGGCGTGGCTTACCGATGCTTGCAAGAAGGAATACAAGCCCAGCAATTCTCAAAAGCCTAAACCATTCCCAGAATGTACGCTAGAGCATGAGAACATCATAAAAGCGTATCAAAGTAAATCTAAAGATAATGCCGATGAGATATTTAGGCTGTTTAGTGCTATTGAGCAAAAACATGGATATCTGGACTCTGGAGAGGTATCAAAAATAGCCTATAAGATTTGGAGATCTGAGAATGAGCAAAGCAATTAGACACATAACAGCGACAGATTTTGCAATAAAGAACCTTAAAAAAAGAGGTCTAACCCCACCGGAAGAAATGTACCACGATGCTAGGCGTGAGGAACAGAATCCTCATATGAAGCATGAACTCGTTTTATACAATTACAAGCATTGCAGAGGATTCTGTAAAAGCATAGGAGTACCCTGCTCATGTCTATAAATGAAGTAGAAAACTTCCTAGAGGATGTGCTTAGACTGCCTACGAATTCCCAGAAAACAACTGAAAACCAATATGAGGATAAGCTGCGATTGTTGGTTGCTACGCTTAATGTGATCAGGCTCGAGCTTCTCGATAAAGAGCCTGAGTTTGCTAGGTTAATAGAGCGTAGCTTTTTGATATGTGGGATTGATACCGATGGTGAATAGTAGGGATAAGGGAGCTAGAGGAGAGCGTGAGTATGCAGCTGTATTAACCGAGATGGGGTTTGCAGCTCGGCGTGGATGCCAGTTTGCAGGGGGTGAGGATTCGCCAGATGTGGTGGGTGGCATTCATGGTACTCATGTTGAGGTCAAGCGTGTAGAAAAGCTGAACCTAGATAAAGCTATGGACCAAGCGATTAGGGATTGTGGTAAAAATGTGCCTTATGTCGCCCATCGTAAAAACGGTAAGCAATGGCTGGTAACGCTTCAGCTTGCAGATCTAAGGACATTTGCCCGATTAGTCCACCAAGAAATATTACTAGCTAAGCATGATTAGGGTATTGTCATTTGGAGCTGGTGTGCAGTCTACCGCCCTGCTATTAAAAAGCTGTACAGGTGTTTTACCTAAGGTGGATTATGCGGTATTTTCAGATACTGGCTATGAGCCTAAAACCGTATATGACCATTTAGAATGGTGTATAGAGTTTGCTAAAGAGCATGGCGTACCGTTGCATATTGTTAAGGCTAAAGGTAATGGCATAAAAGAAGATGTTATAAACAACATTACTAAGGAAGATGGCTCTAGGTTTGCATCTGTACCGTTTTTTACTATTGATGAAAACGGTAAAAAGGGTATAGGGCGTAGGCAATGTACTAACGAGTATAAAATACAGCCTGTCCATAAGTTTTTAAGGCGTGTGGTATTGGGGTTAAAGTTTAGAGAACGAGCCCCAAAAGAGCTTGTAATTGAGCAGTGGTTGGGGATTACTTTTGATGAGGCAACTAGAGCTAAACCATCTATGCACAAATGGCTAAAGCATGTATTCCCTTATCTTAATTGGGGTGGTGAGTTTTTTGATAAAAACTGGCGTAGATACCAAGTAATAGAATGGCTTGAGAAAGAGTTTCCAGATATTAAAGTGCCTAGAAGTGCTTGCATCTG